TTGTAGTGTAACATTATTTAAGCTTGTCGTCAACCTCTAGAACGAAAAAGTGGGTGGGTTTGACCCCACCCACTACTCACCTTAAGCAGCCTGAGCAGCCTTAATGTATTTGCCGAAGCGGTCATGAAACTCATCAAAGCATTCAACCGCATCCGGATCAATTGGCAAGCTGTACTGTGATAGTGCGAGCTTAATGCCCATTACCACAAGTTCAGTGTCAAAGTTGTCCATTGTAAAGCGAAGGAAGTTGTTGACTTTCTCATCAAACTTCTTATCGCCGGCATCGTTTGCTTCTTTGAGCTCATAGCAAAGCGAGACAGTCAAGGAATACATGGCACTGATTTCTTTTGCCTTCATCTCCTTTACCCGTCCAGCAAGGATCTCTGTTGGATCCGGCATACTAGAAGCTACTTTACGGTGAGCCATAAACTTGATACCCAGTCCTTCACCAATTGAACCCGAAACTAGGTCAGTTAGTGTACCTTCATCAAGATCATCCGAAAGCAATTCGCTAACAAACGACCAACTACGCGGTGTTGCAAACGATCTGCTTGACGTCTTCGGATTGAAGTCGTACAGGTCCTTCTTAGAGAACTGAAGGAACCCTACTACGTCTTTGTGGATTCTGTTGTCGACTGCCCACTGGAACCAGTCGCCAAAGTGGTGAGACATTTCAATGTGTACAAAACGGTTAGCAAGCGGAGAAGGCATACGGTAAGTAACGCCTTTGTCTGCTTCTCGGTTACCAGCAGCAACAATCATAACGTTGTCTGGCAACTTATATGTGCCTACCTTGCGGTTAAGGATAAGCTGGTATGCAGCGGCCTGCACGGACGGTGCAGCGGAGTTCATTTCGTCCAAGAACAACACAATACGCTTATGCTTTGAAGCTAGCGCCTCATCGGGCAATTCAACTGGTGGCGCCCAGACCATTTTACTCTCATTCGAGTCAAAGTAGGGGATACCTTTAATGTCAGTTGGTTCCCAAAGTGACAAGCGAATGTCAATAACAAGTGCATCAAGTGCCTCGCCAATTTGATGGACGATATCCGATTTACCAATACCTGGGGGACCCCAGAGGAAGATCGGGCGCATTTTAAGCATTGCATGGCGCAAGCTCGCTTTTGCTTTGTTTGGACTTACGGTACGTAAAACTTCAGACATTGTATTCCTTTCTATTAATCAGTGCCTATAAACACTTTTGTAAGTGCCTATGCAACAGTTATAGCAGTAGGGCTTTAAAAGGTCAACAACTTTATTCGGAATCTGCAATCTTTCTTGATCTAGTCAATGCCTTGGCAATCCCGTACTTGCGTATGTCTCCGCTAAACAGGGCCAACTCGACTGCTTTACGTTCGCTAGTAACATGTATGCCTGCTTTACCTGTGTGGTAAGGACAGTCAATAAATTTATCTAAAAAGATAATCACTTGTGTAGTAATCTTCATATCGTTAGGAAACGGTACGTCGTATGTAGCTATCTCGAGTTGAGTAACGACATCCAAGCCGGCATCAGTTAGTCGCAAGCCGCTGTTTTCTTTTTCTCGTGTATTCTGCCACCACAAAGGAAGATATTCATTTGCAGCGTCGTCGTCACACGGCTCGTTTAACTGTTGCAAGAACAACTTGGTGTAAGTTCGTTTATTCATACGTCCTCGACTTCGTCGCCATCTGTTAGTCTAACGACAGTAAAATCTTTTGTTTTAAACATAGAATTAAGTTTTTTAGCTAAATTATGTGCATGTCCGGGATTTGAAAAGCTTGTTTTCTTATACTTAGGACCTGGATAATGTGTTAACGAATTTGAACTCTTTAAGTTAAACGGCTTTCCGTTGTGGAAAACAGCCCAAATTGCATCAGCTTCTAACACTTGTTCGCATCTATAATTCTGACTGTTAATAAATTCTAACAACACTTTTGGTTTAGGTCTCGACATAGTGTACTCCATAATATACGTATATATTTATGACTTTAGTACACTATTTCCAATCAGTACCACCATCCATGGTTATGGTAATTACTTCGTTGGTATCCGAATTGCTTTGGTTATTTTCACTTACAAGCTTTTCAAGATCGCCTTGCATCCTGCTCATAACTACGCCAAGTGTAAATGCAAGTGCTTTAGCAGATGTTATATCAAGTCTAACATCTTTTGCTTTGCTAGAATCAGCAGCTTTAACTTGCTGAATAAACTGTTGTAATGGTATTGTATTAATCGGTTCTGTTGGCATTGGCTAAAGCTACTTTCATTTCAAGTTCTGTTCTATAAGGACCGCAGTATTCGTTCCTCTCAATAGTAATTAGCTTAGGGCAAAAACTCTTCAACCAATTTACATTAAACTTAATTAAATAATATCCTGCACAGTAAACACTCTTTGACTTTTCGCTCTTAGTAAAAAGAGGAAGCTTTCTTGAAATATCGAACATTCCGTTATATGGATGACATCGTGTAGGATACCCGTTAACGTCAAACGATGTCACTTCTTGTACGGGCATTTTGATAGTTGCCGTTAGCAAGTTTTTACCAAAATATTTGGCCAGTTGCTTTTCGTCTCTGTAAATATCTACTTTTCCGGATTTAGCAACAATGAACTTATCTTCATCTTTGCTAAGAGTGCCGACGCGGACGCCGCTGTCTTCTAGGATCCAAAATTTGTTTTTTAAAATCTCTTTTGCTTTCATGTTATTTCCCTGGATATTTTGCATTTAATGGTTCTGCAAATGCAACAGCTTGGTCTGCAATTCGTTGCAGGTCCCATTTGGCGCAAAACTTCATTAGTCTCATTCCAACTTGCTTAATGTCTTTAGTTTCGACTTCGCCTAGTGTTTGGAAGATTTCTAATCGTATATTGCTCGGTTGTGCGCTTAGGTCACAAAGGACAACATTACGATTATAATCATCAAGCACACGATGTTCGTTGCCGTTGTGATCGACCCAACGTTGTAGCATTAGGTTATTCCAATTGTAACCTTTTGATTCTTTATCATCAAACGCTTCAAGTAAGCCGACCTTGTTCTTAGTGCCTTTTTTACGTACACCTGGATATGCACTAAACACATTGTCGCTTGTGTCGCCACGCACACACTTTTCAAATAGCAACCATTTAGGATCAGGCGCAGGCTTTTCTTCTTTAGTTTTATTATCAATTACCTTCTTGCCTTTGTCGTCAAAGTAACCTTCGTGTGTCATAGTTACATTGCTCACGCCGTTGTATTGCTTTACGTTAGGTGCAACTAATTGCGCAAAGTCACCGTCTGTGCTGATAATAACATGGTTGTCGTTTGGATGATTCTGTACCCAACCTGCGATTAAATCATCTGCTTCTAGCTGTCTGTTGCGTATAACTGTGCAGTTAGTCTTTTCTGTAACAAAGTTTTTAAACTCGTCAAAGATTTCCCAAAACACTTGATCTTCTTCTTGTTGAATTTCGGTCATTGCATCACGATGTTCTTTACGGTTACGCTTGTAAGGCTCGTAAAAGTCTTTGCGCCAACTGCGACCTTCTAGGCAAAATACAACATGGTCGGCATTAAAGTCCGTCCATGCTTTTTTAATGCTCGAGAGAGTAATGTGCATTGCCATGCCGACTTTTGTGTCAATGTCTCCTCGAACTACGTGTCTTGCACGGAAGAATGTGTTGGCTGTGTCTACTAGGATATATGTACTCATGAAACCTCTGATTTGCCCTTGTCAAGGGGTACTACATTAATATAGCCGCTACCGCGACGGTTGTCAAGCCCTTCTTCGTTTAGCATTTGAGATACTATGTCCTTGAACCAACGATCGACAATTTCTTCTTCTGCATCGCCGTCTGCTCCGTATCCATTCTGTCTTAGTTCAATGATAAAGAATTCGTTCCAGTCTAATTCAAAGAAGCCATTTCGGATGTCATCTTGGTTGTATTGTACGTCGAGTACGTTAACCCAGGATTCTTCTTTTGCAGTAGCTCTCTCCTTTGGTGATCGTTTTGCAGCTTCTTCTTTGGCTGTAGCCTCTTCTGCTTCCACTTCAGCAACGTGCTTTAATTTAGCAAGCTCAATAAGACGTTCTTCTTCTTCAATGCGCTTTGCTGTTGCAGCTTCGGCCGCAGCTTCAATAGCTGCAATGCCTGTTATTCTTTTAATCCAGTTTTTCATTTCCATCCAATCTTTTCCCACGGTACATCTTTATTTCCAAAGTGTCCATATGTACAATTTTTACTATATTCAGTAAAGTTAAATAGATCAAATCTATCAATAATTCCCTTAGGAGTTAAATCAATAGCTTCTCTAATATATTTTTCGATGCTAGGGTTGTGTCCATTGCTGTCTATATAAATGCTAGTAGGCTCTTTAACTCCGATTGCATAACTAAGTTGTATTTGGCACCAATCTGCCATTTCGTCAGCTACTACATTCTTAGCCAACCACCGCGCCATGTATGCTGCGCTGCGATCTACTTTTGTTGGGTCTTTACCCGAGAACGCGCCGCCACCATGAGGAGCAAAGCCGCCATAGGTATCAACAATAATTTTACGTCCAGTGACGCCAGCATCGCCATCAGGCCCACCAATAACAAAGTTTCCAGTAGGATTAATATGCCACACAGTGTTTTCATCTATATATTCCCCACAAGCTTTCATTACTGCTTCCTTGATAGGACCTTTGATGCTATGTTCAAACCCTAATTTGTGTTGTTGACTTACTACAATTTGATCAATGCGTTTAACAGTGCTGTCGCGCCTAGCACCGTTGTATTCGACACTTACTTGCGACTTGGCATCCGGTAACAAGAAATCGTAACCATCTAGACGCATTGCGTTAAGTTCATTTAAAATCTTGTGAGCAAAGTAGATAGGTGACGGTAGGTATGCATCGTTATCATTACATGCATACCCGAACATAATACCTTGATCGCCTGCACCGAAGTCGTCGGTGCCTAGCGCAATATCGGCACTCTGCTCGTGTATTTCATTATAGATTTTTAGTTTATCCCAATGAAAACCGTCTTGCTCGTATCCAATTTCTTTAACTTTATTGCGTACAATATCTTTAACTTCGTCTCGCGATACGTTAAAGTTCTTTACTTCGCCGGCTAGCGTAACCATATTAGTAGTTACAAGGGTTTCGACAGCGACACGGGTAGTAGCATCACCTGCTTTAAGTCCTGCATCTACTAATGCATCCGATATTTGATCTGCAACCTTGTCGGGATGACCTGCGCTAACACTTTCACTTGTAAATATATATTTCAATTTTATCTCCTTAGTCTATTGGTGTAATAACTTTTTCAACTTTGAACCCGGCCATGCGTTGTAACACGTCTGGGTCTTCCATTTCTTTTGCTAGTGAATCAAGACGCTTTGTGATTCCTGATGGATCTAGCATAAATTCAATTTCGTTTTCTGCTAGTTCAGCTTGGTCATTGTCAACTAGTACCTGATTGCAGAATGTAATTTTCTGTTGTTCTTCCACAGTGTACTTAGTGCTAGTTGCTACTTCCAACGGTTCGTCAAACAATACAATAATCTCACCTTCGTCAGTTTTTTGTATTACTTTTGCGTTTGGTTGAAATGTTTCAGGATTCATTAAAATTTGGTATATAATTTTTCTCATAGTTCTCTCCTTATTTTTTCATATCTTAATTCGACGGCGTCCTTAGGTTCCCCAGGCGTTTCCGAATAAGCTGATGTGTAGTCGTGGAGTGAATCTCCATCCTTTTTCCATACAAACTTCTGCAACTTCTTGTACGTTGAGATTGTACTCTTCTGAACGACCGCCAAGCGGCATAAGGTATACAGGACACTCAACACCGACATCACGGTATGCTTGCACAGCACGACCAGCTTCGTTAATGTCATCACGATCAGCAACAACAAATTTAAGATAAAGATCGCTACCATCCACAAGACTATACTCGTAAGCAATATCAGGCTTAATAGCATCCTCCCAAGACTCTCCACTAACGGAGAGTTTAGGTGAGCAACTCCATGTGACCGTAATTCTCGTGTTATCATTAAGATAATCAAAGAGCTGGTCGTGCAAACCTTGTGTAGTGTTTGTTTCAAATGTAACATTTTTTAAATCCTGCATACCCGGATGCTCGAACAATTCGACATATAAACGTTGCCATGCAAGTAAAGGTTCGCCTCCAGTTAAAATTAAATGGACGTCTTGTCCGTTATCCATTGTCCACTTACCTTCTGGAGTAAGTGAAAGTAGGTGCTCAACTACTTCATCTATTGTGCGATCATGCACCAAGTGTTTAAACTCAGGATAGATGCTTGCATAAGTGTCACAGCCTGTGTGTATAATGGGCAG